CAAGTTTTAACAGATGCTGTTATTACTTCAAAATTAAAACCATATCCAACACCTGGCAGCGAAATAATAGGAGATACAGATTTAACAAGTTTAGCACTTACTGCTGGAACTATTATATATGGTAGATTTTACGATGTCGATGTAGAAAGCGGAAAAGTAATCGCATATAAAGGATAATATTATGTTAGGATTAGGTAATAATTTGATACATAAAAATTTTGCAGGTGGTGATATTGCAGAAATTCAATATTTTGTAAGACCAGCAGGCACGACTTACGGTGATAGTAGTGGCACTTCTTACGCTAATGCGTGGAGTGGTTTCACTTCTATTAATTGGACTTTGTTAGAAAATAAAACTTTAAACGTTTGCGGTACTCATTTGCAACAAATTACTATTCAACAAGATAATGTTACAATAGTCGGTAATAATCCATTAGGTGCTGGAATTATTAACGCTCAAAACACGAGAAGATGTTTAGTTATTGATGGTTATGATAATGTAACTATTAACGGCTTATCAATGATTAACGGACTTGTAGATAATTCATTAGTTAAACAAACAACAGGTACTATTTTTAATGATTGCATTTTTGATACTTGCGGAAATCAAACAGCACAACACGAAGGAGATACGCTATCTTCTATAATTGAAGTAACTTATAATGGTTGTACTTTTAAAAATGGTGTTGATGATGGAGTTTCTTTGCACGGAAATAACACGACAGTAGTGTTAAATAACTGCTCTATGGAAAATAATTCACAAGGAGTTAATGCTATTAATTCTGGAGTTTGTGTTTTGAATGATTGTAATTTCACAGGGAATACTACGGACATACAACCTGATTCAGCGAGTGATTTCACGGCAAATCGTTGTACTTTCAGAGGTCAATTAACTGCTAATAGTTCAGTTCCTTTAAAGGTTAATAATTGCTTGATGTTAAGTGGTAATACTTTCATAACTGGTCTTGGACATATAATAGTTCAGGATACCAAATTTATGGGACTTTCTAAAATTACCACAAACCAAACAAATATATCAAAAGTAATTATTACAAGATGTTATTTTGAAGTTAGTACAGTTGCTAAAATAACAAATTTAGCCAACTCTGTATTTAATGTGTCTTACTCAACTTTTAGACACGTTTCGGGCACGAATAGAGAAGCTATAAGTATAGTAGCTGGCACAGGAACATCAGCTGTTAATAATTGTAATTTTATAGGTTCAGCAAATACAGGTTGGGGAATTGTAGCAAGAGCTGGAGTTAATGTGAAAAATAGCATTTTCACTTTATTAAACCTTTGCGTTAATCCAAATGGAGTTTTAGGAATTGTAACTTTTGACTATTGTAATACATTTTCAAATACAACAATTAATGTTAATCAAGGTGGAGGTACTTTTGTTAACACTAACAATATAACTACAAATCCTTTATTCACGAACGTGGCCGCTTTAGATTTTAGACTTCAAGTAGGTAGTGGTTCAATTGGAACAGGAACAACATTAACAAACGCAACAGGAATATTAACCGCAGATTGGGTTTCTACTTTCCCAACAGTAGTAACTAAAAATCAATTAGCCTCTTGGAATCGTGGGGCGTATGTAAATTAAAATTTATGAAAACCTACTTAACCTACCTTATCGCTGGACTATTTTTATTTTTTACACCTATTTACGGACTGCTTATTGCCGTTGCTTTAGGTATTGCTTTAGACACCTTTACAGGAATCTTTAAAAGCGTTAAACTAAACGGATGGCGTTCTATACGTTCACGAAGATTATCGCATATAGTAAGCAAAATGTTACTTTATCAAATTACTTTAATTTTACTTTTTGTAATTGATAAATTTTTACTAAACGAATTTACTCACGCTCATTTTACTATTCAATTTATGTTTACTAAATTGGTTGCAATTCTTTTAATATTAATTGAATTAACAAGCATAAAAGAAAACATAGAAGAAGCGTTAAAAATTGATATTTTAAAGTTACTAAAGGATATGCTAACAAGAGCAAAAGAAGTAAAAGACGACGTAAATAAAATAATATGAGAAACATAAAATACATAGTAATTCATTGTACCGCTTCCCAACCAACTGCAACAAAACAAAGTATTTTAGATTATTGGAAAAACGTTTTAAAATGGAAAACAGTAGGCTATCATAGGTTAATAGATGCAAATGGAATTATTCACGAACTCGCAAACTATGAACAAGTAACAAACGGAGTTAAGGGATTTAATTCTAATTCGATACATTTTAGCTATATCGGGGGTATAAATGAGAAAGGAAAACCAAAAGATACAAGAACACTAAAACAAAAAGAAAGTCTTTTATATCTAATAAAACAAGCTAAAAAACAATTTCCAAATGCTATTGTACAAGGGCATAAAGATTTTAAAGGAGTTGCAAAGGCTTGTCCGAGTTTTGAGGCAAAGAAAGAATATAGCAATATTTAAAATACAAAAACCGCCCTAACAAATAGAGCGGTTTTTTAATTAACTAAAATAAACAATTATGCATCCCTTTACAAATGTAAATAAAATAATTTACAATATAGAGAATTTAATATTATATTTTGGATATGGCATATCTGCTAAATGTTCTATCAAATTTCGTCTTTGATTATTATAATTTTGCTTATTTTTTAAAGCATTTTTATAATTTAATTTAGCTTGTTTTTTTTCGTCTTTTGTAAATTGTTTTGACAATTCAACAAAATAAGACTTTGCTTTATCGTAAATAAAAAAGTTACGAACTATTTTTTTGCCGTCCTTTTTTACTTCGATTTCATGGGAAACAAATTTCATAATTTTAAGTTTAAAAGTTATATTTACAAATGTAACAAAATTTTTATATATTTGTTTAAAAAAATAACGAAATGAAAAAAATAATAATTATAATACTAATCGCATTTTTATTAATAGGGTGCGGATCCGTTAAAAAGTCAAGTTCAGTTGTCGAGGAAAACAAGACAACTGAAACCGATATAACAAAATTTAGTAATTCATTTACTTTAGAGCCTGTAAATCTTGACAAACCTATACTTTTAGGAAAAGATACAATTTATAACACTCGAGTTATTTATAACAATTCTAAAGAAACAATTAAGGAAAAGCAAAACATCGATTTTAAAGAAGAAAAAAAAGCTAAAGAGGTTGACTATTCAGAAACTATTAAAATAGTCGCAAATCGCTTTATGTGGCTTATAGGGATACTATTTGTACTGCTCTTTGTTTTGAATTGGATAAAAAATAAAACCACCTTATTATAGGTGGTTTTTTAATTAAAAGCAATTATCTAAACTCTTTTTTAAATCGTCAATAGTTGGCTTATTTCTTTTGTCAACTTTTGGCGTTAATTCCTTAAATACTATTTCTCTTATTAACTTGCCTACATTAACTTTGTTTTTCTTTAAATCCGTTAATATTTTCTTTTGCTCTTTCGTTAAAGTAAAGCTATGTACTTCTGTGTAAATTTCCATTGTTTATAGGTGTTAATAAGAGAAAATAATATTTTTTATGGTGTAATGTTGTAGTTAAACACAATATTACTACTGTGCATCTAAAACGTAATTTTGTAAAATAGAACCTTGTGGAACGTAAATAATATATGAAGTTTCTAAATCCATGGCAATTGAAAAATTATTTATAAAATCATCATTTATAACTTCTTCAAACATTTCTAATTTAGGTTTTTCAGTAGTATATTTTACGTGTGCGTTATTTGCATCGATTGAATATAACTTATATCCATTTTCTTCTGAAATATAAAATGAGTATTTCATTTTTTCGTTGATATATCCACTTCCTAAAAAGAATTGACCATTAATTCTACTTCCATCTTGTAAACTTTCTAATTCAAAAGTTGATTTTGCAATTTGCGTATGAGTTGGAATTATCAAAGCAATAATAAAAGAAACTCCAAAACTCAATAAAAGGTTTAAAAAACTAAACATTGTAACTTCTTGCCAATCCATCCAATCATCTTTGATTAAGAAATAAGCTCTAATAGCCACGAATAAAACTGTAATAATAATAATTGTATACATAATAAATACTGTGTTTAACACCAGTTTTGCAAGATTGCTGGTAAGTGATTAATTTAATAGTTAGTGTGTACTTGCAATGCACTTTTTAAATCGAAGCGAAGTTTTATATTTTCAGCAACCTCGCAAAGCTGTAAACGTTATGGTGCATTTTAAGAAATACCATCTCGCTGACCAGTTACAACTATTGAAGTATAAGCAGGTTCACGAGCATCACCATTGTAATGTGAAACAGAAATAGTAGTTCTATTAATATCAAGATTGTATTTTTCAGCTACCATTTTTTTAATATCTTGCTCTGTAAGTTCGATTTTGATATATTCTTTTGCCATAATAAAAAACGCACCATAACACTGTATAAAAGCAATAGCTGTGTCGGTGTCTAACTTTAAGGCTATTGCAGTAAATAATATTTGTTTTTAAATTTAAACTTTAGGCAGTAAATCAGCTACTGCATTTATACTTTAACGTTACAAGCAATTTTAATTACGCATTGCGTTATTCTCACTTTGGCGTTTAAATTCTGCCCAAAATTTATTTAATCCTGATTCAAATTCGTTTTTTTCTACACAAACAGAAATTCTCATTTTACTTGTACCAGTGTATTCAATAATTACTAAATTATTAGAATAATGATGCGGTGATACTTTCCATAAAGCATTACATTTATTCCAATGGTCAAAATCAAAAAAACTGCTTGTAACACTCGTTTGGCTCAATGCCTTGTTTTCGTTTATTTCGTTTTTCATCACGTTTATTTTAAATTAGAAATTTTAGTTTTCATAACTCGGCACTAAGCCAAGCGAGGGAACGTTATAAGCCATTTTAGGAAAACGACAACTCATCTTCGCAAATAGTTTGAATCATTGCAATTCTCATACCTGAACGTAAACCAAATTTCTCATCGTTGCAATCGACATCTTTAATTTTAGCATAAACTTGTTTCCAAAATTCTATGTCTATTTTCATTTCGTCAATAATCAAATCAACCAAATTGCAAAACATATCCCACGCTTGACCATCAAATGAATCAACATTATCTAAAACAAATTTTTGAAACTCACTTTTTGCTTCTTCTGAATTATATCTTTGATTTCCAAGTTGTATCATTTTTACTTTGTTATCCCATTCCATTGTTTTTAAATTAAATTGTTAAGCCAAACACGAATAAAAACGGCTTATAACATCGGCTTTAAGCAATAGCGGTTTTCGTGGTTCTAATGAACTTTTATCTGTATTTATAATTTCGTTTTCCATATCAATTTTTTTGGTTAAGTCCGCTACTGCATAAAGCCGCATACCGTTAACCGCTATTTAAACTCAACTTTGTGTATAACGAAATCTTTAAACAAAATTGGGAATTTTAAACGGCATAAAGTATGATAAGGGAAATTAAACTCCTCACATAGCTT